CTCGAAATTAAGTTGCATTTGCTTCATTTCCTCTCGGTGCTAATTCCATTTCCTCACGAGCTTCATCAACATTGATAATTCCAGCTGCAAGCATTCTTTCCAATACTTCAATTTGTTCTAGTGGGTTACCACGTAGGTAATCATCTAAATCAAATTTAACAACCGAGCCACGCGGGGTTAGATCATTCATGCTTAAACGCTCTGAAATACAGGCCATGTAAGGCTTAAGACTAAAGTCCACAAGGCTACGGCGCTCTTGGCTTACGTTTGAGTAAGTTGCGCTGGCACTTTCGGCGTTTATGTACCATGCCGGGATATTGCAAAGTCGGGCAATTTCAGCAGCTGTATTTAAGCGTGATTCAGAAAGTTGCATTTGCCCGGCATCATAGCCAAAGGTTGTTACATCTAAAGGTCCTGACAAGTAAGCGGTTGAGCGTTGCTGCCGCGCTTGTTTCCATGATGCTAATAGGCTTGATACCTGCTCTGGCGGTAAATCTACGCCAGTGTTCTTTATAACCATTGTTGGGTTTGGTTCAGCAGCCATTCGGCTTACTGCCATTTCAAGTTCTAATGCTGTTCTAATGGTTCGGCCACCACGATTTAGTAGTCCCTCATCTAAACCACTAAACATGATTAGCGATCCAACACCATAAGCAGGACACAAATTACCATCTAGGTAAAAGCCATTTAGAATTTCATCAGTTTGTAAATCAGTTGTAAAAGTAACCCGAGTTGGATCAATGCGGCGGCATGCAATAGGTCGGCCATCCTCTGGGCTAACTTCCAAAACAAGCCAGAACGCATGTCCCAAAAATAAAATGTCTTCAATGGTCCAACACATAGTTATAAAACGCGGCAAGGCTGGATCAGGTTGCTTTAATAGTGGTCGGCCCTCAATTTTTGCGCCAGTAATTTCATTGTAAGAATGCAAACCCAGTTCGCCAATAGTCCCACAGATGATGTTTCGCGCCCGGGCGACAGCTGGCACTTGCATAGCATCGCCACGGTTAATGCCAAAGGCTTGGAATGGGCTGAAATTATCTTGGTAGTAAGGTATGGCCAAATTTGCTTTGGCTTGTACGTCTGATTTTTCTGGTGTTGTACCCAGTAAGAAATCAATAAATCCCATACTGCATTATCTCATAAATGTGTGACATTCAAGCATCTGGTAAGCGTGTCGGAATGTGTGGGCTAGTGATAGGAGTGACTAGCCCACACATGGGGTACTGCCAAGTAGACCTTAAGCACTAATGATACTCACACTCTGTTGTGGCGCACAAGCATGACCAGCCGCCATTACTAATGCCACTGCAGCTGTGATTGGTACTTGAGCAGCTCTACGCGCAATGCGCCATCCACCATCTGATGCTGGCCGTCTAGCACATGAGACTAAGTGACTATGTAATGTCGGTTGCCCGGGATGAATGAATTTGCCAGATTGCATTGCATTGAGTGTTTGATCGCAACTAATGGCAAAACCTGCTGATGCCCATGGTGTTGGTTCGGTTGCTATGCCAGCTTGTGCAAGTCTGGGCGCAATGTAGCCAGCAGTGTTTGGATCATAAGCAAATTTTCTAGGCCTGTATCTACGAGCAAGTGTTGCTAATTCACCTGTAAGTTCAAGATCATTTATGCCACCCTCACGCTTCCATTCATGTAGGAATACGGCCATGCCCTCTGGGCGCTCTTGAATAGTAACTAGGCAGGCAATCTCTCTATTGAAATTAAGATCTATAGCCATCCATGTAGGTAAGTCATCCTCTAGTCCTATTTCCTGTTCGCCTGCATTCCACATGTCCATTGGCCATGGTGAATCAATGGCATCTACCCACATACAAAGTGTCTCTGTTTTGAAAGCATCTTTAGTATCAAAAATTGAGGCATCCTTAATGTTTTCTTTTGTAATTGTGTAGCCCATTGCAGGGTTAGCCATTGCCCAAGCCTTTTCATCATTTACATCTGACCCGGCAGGTGCGCTGTACTCGTAGTAACCCATTCGGCTGGACTCAAAGGTCAAGGCCCTACGCCTTTGTTCATTTAAGACATTGCTGTTTAGATCGCCAGCATTCGATGTCCAAAACACTTGAGCATTGGATCTGGCTCGGGTAATCGGCGTTACAGCTGCCCAAGTTGATTCATCAATTTCTCGAAGTTCGTCTACATAAAGCAGGTCAGCAGTTGAACCACGTGGGCCCTCACTGGTTGCAGCTCTAATTGCGTATTTTCGTAGGCGCTCACATTTACCGCTACATGACTTGGGGTAATGGTGACAGTAAACCTCAATTTCCTCTTGGCCGTTAGTCCGGGAAACTCGTTTGATACGCTTACGCATCCAGTCAAGGCTTTCTGCCATGTCTACTGTTTGCTTGAAAGTATCTAGTGACAGTTGGCGTGTCTGTGACATAGCAATAATGCTTTTCTCACCAAAGATAAATAGACCAGCCAGCATCCTCATTCGCATCATGTGAGTCTTGCCATTCTGTCGGGCTACGAGAACACCCACTTGGGATCTTGCCCATGTGCCGTCTGGATTTACCTTGAGCGCATCATCTAAAACATGTGATTGCCAAGGCAGTAATGGAACACCTAACTCATCCGCTAACTGGCTTACTAGCGGGCCTGCGCTGGGCAGTTTTAGTGGCGGGCTTTGGATTCTTGGTTTTGACAAGCCGTAAGAAATCTCCGACATAGGCTGTTCCATCATTATCCTCTTGTTTACTGGCAGTACGAGTTTCCACGGTTAGGTGCAGCTGCTGCAGCACAATCAAAAACTTACCAGATAAGGCAGTTATGTCTTTTATGTCAGCGCCCATGTCAAAAGCCGTATCTAGTGCCTTGGCCATGCGCCGGGCGAGAGTGATGGCAGCTACGTCAGTGGAAGTGATCCAGTTAGCCACCGACAATGCAGAATTCAACGATAGGTAGATCTCAATTGGCTTATCCTCTGGCGGTTCTAGTTTCTTTACTGTCATGACTTAGGCCTTTCGGTTGTTGGTGGGTCAAATCTAGCCATCTGGGGAGAGATTCCTGCAAGGGAGTCTGTGGGTGGCACGTCCCTAGAAAAAACGCCCCTAGGGCTGTTTGAGGGGCTCTGGCGCACTGTGTTAAACGCTATGGTCTTGGCCATGTGACAGGGCTTGCACAAAGGTTGCAGGTTATCAATGGTGTTAGTCCCACCTCTGGCTACTTCAATAATGTGGTCTACCTCTGTTGCTCTATCACCGCAGTACATGCAGGTCTTACCCCATACCTGAAAGCAGGCCTTGCGTAGGTTGCGCCATTGTGTGTCTGTACCTCTGGCATGTGCCTTACTCATGCGACCAATACATCTACTGGGCCTACACATGATGGGCTGTACTTGATAGCAGCACCCACTGCCTCTCTGATACGCCATTGTGGATCATCAGTGAAGCGTGTTGCATGTAATGATCCCATAGCAAATGGAAAGCCTGACCCTGTTGCAATCATGTTGTACTCACCTACTGACCAATCAATTGTGCTGATCTCAAATAGTCTGCCTGCAACACCTACAAGTATGTCTGCCCCATTGTCATCAGTGTTTATGTCTATCTTGAATTCATCAGCTGCTCTTTGTAATGCGCCACAGAATTGCATACGCATCCATGATTCAAGGTTATGTGTGTTTATGTCTGGGTATGTAGCAAAGGTTGTTAGTTGCCCTGTACCCAATGAACCACTGTATCCAATTAGATACGGGCCTACTTTACGGATCTTAGGCTTGGCTAATGGACTAATGAAATTACTATCTGACATAGCCCGGTCTGCACCTAAGTAAACTTTGCCGCCATGTGTTAAGCCTGCCAGAATTGTCATTAGCCCTGCCTTATGTGTTTCGCCTCTGTGAGATCAATGTAGGCATTCTCTCTGACTATTTTGCCACCATTGATAGTTTCCTGTGTTTCAGTTAATGCTGTTCTAAAGTCACAAGTCCATTCGCCCTTGGCGTTGGATAGTTGTTTAGTTATAAGCAAATCATCTGGGATTAAGTAAAGGAAGCCTATAAATGGCACACCTAATGCAGCTGCCGTCTGACGGCCTGCCTCGATCTTTGCATAGGTAACAAGCCATTCAGTATCCCATTTGTGCAACTGCTCAAGGCTCATGTTCCGGGACTTTTGCTCTACTACGGCTACTACGTTTGTGTCGTTATCTACAATGACTGCATCAACTAAAGCTGCCCCTGTTTTAGGCGTGTGTACATACGTGTAATCGCTGTAATGGTGCTGCCATAGTTGTACAGCTCTTAATTCGTGTTCTAGCGATTCTTGACCTTTTGGGGAATTAACGTCAAGCATTACTACTCCTCAATCCCTTGCATAATGTTATAAGCCGCCATCATGCCGTTACGGTAATGAACATTGGTTGATGGATGCATGTCAATGATTACGTCCATTAGCTGATCAAGGCGTTCTTTCCATGTTCTATCAATCATGCCTGCTATTTGTTTGGCATCATTAAAATCTTGTTGTAAATGTGTATGGTCTTTACTTAACATCTCTACTCCATTGACGTATTTAAGTAATTCAGATTGTCTAACCTGAACCCATTTATCACTTCTTGATTCCATGTATTTATTTTAAGATGGATTCACACCCAGAACCGGTAAGTGAGCAGGAATGGCTCTTAGCGAGCCATTCACACCCGTCACCGTATAAGTTTCGCTTGTAAAGGGAGTTGTTCACTATAAACAACCCAACTGCGCCATTTGCCTGTTACCAATTTGTTATGTAATAAGGCAGTTCGGTTTTATTACTAGTAATCAGGCTCGCATTTCTGCATTGTGCATGATTATCAGGCATGCCGAGACACTCCATCTGACGGAGGTTTAGCAGCTGATAAGGCAGCCAGCAGTTTAAGTCATGCCTAGACATTTTGTCGGTCTTGCAATTAGAATGTGGGTACTAGCCAGTAGACCGGACGAGGGATCAAGAACCACTCCATCTACTGGCTAGTTTTTAAATTTGTGGGGCAAGTTTCTGGTTATAAGTATTAACTACTCCACAGCATTTAGTCATCCATAAACGTGTGTCTGTGTATGGGTCTACACCTGCGTCAAATGGACTCAATGTTTCATGGCAAACTTCGCAGCTCTCGGCAAAGTAATGCGATGCATCATAAGCACCATAAAGTTTCTTAAGTATTGAAATAAACATCTCATCTTTGTTATCCATCATTTGCCCTCTTTCTGATGTCCTCTGTTTCACTTGCCATGCACTTGTAAGCCTGTGTCAATAGTTCGGCACAATGCTCACAATCCATGCTTCTAAGATTCCTTGTAAGTCTTAATAAAGTCATAAGGGTCGTATGAAATTCCAAATGCCAACGATCAGTCATTGTAACCACCATTGGCCATGTAGCAATCTATGCATGCAACAGGTTCGTCTTTACATTTGTCGCAATCTGGGTGAGGAACATTAACCCTTAAAATTCTGCAATCTGCATAATGATCGCCTTTGTATAGCAATTCAGGTGGGCAGTTACATCTCATGCCTTGTAGTCCAATGCAATAAAGGTGTCACACGGCCATTCCTCTGCACACACAATGCAATCTTTTAGGTAACGGCAGTTGTCACAATTCTCATCAAGAGTGTTACAAACTAAGCACAATGTCTGTTTGTGTTCGTGCCTGTAATGGATTGCCCGGGCTTGCTCAATTGCAGCTTGTAGTTCGTACAAGTCAGTGCAGACACAATGGCAATGCTGGCTGTGTTCAGGATTCATGAGCGATCAAACTTTGGATCACACTGTGGCTCATTGTCACAGAAGTAGCCAGCGTATGGCTTGCCTGTTTTCTTACTGATGCCACTACGGCGATTCATTTGGCCATGTAAACACACAGGCACTAATGACTCATCTTGATCTACGCTCTCATCCATGGCTGGTACAGATAGCCATGGGTCGGCTTCCATGGGGTCACTGGGTGGCTCTTGCACCACCTGTACCTCTCTTGGCTTAGCTGGTCCGGGTGCTTGGCGCTCTCGGCTGCCCATGATCTCCTCTTTGGTGCTAAGGCCCTTAGATGTACCGATGTTTAGGCTTGCACATGCTCGACCCCAACAGGCTGTCTCTAAGTTCTGCAGCTCTGAACCATTGGTGTATGGACTCTTGCCCACAATGAGTTCAGATGCAGTGCCAATGCCCGGCAGTGGATCATCTGATGTTCTGTAGGCTCTGGCAACACCCCACATCTTTAGTGGATCTCCATCCATAACACCCATAAACTCAAACTGAATTGAACCCTCTGGGTACTTTTCATAGAACATGGCAACTCGTTCTGCCACAGTTACGTAGTTACTGATGTCAAAAGCCATTAGATTCTCCAACCGTCTTTCCACATTTGTTCCTCAATGGTTGGGCCATGCATGGCACGAAATTTAGCCCTTAATTTCAACCTATGTTGTGCCTCAATGTAGATACCTGTAAATACACCTAAGCCAAACAACACTGCACAATACATAAAGATAATGATCGTCATGCTGACACCTGACTTAACCACTGAAAGGCTGTACCTTCAGCTGCATCAAATGAATCTAAGTCATTAGCAATGTAGTTATCTGTGATGGGTACAAATACGTCCCAATTTTCATTGACATTCTGCTCAATGATTACAATGTCGTGCGTATCTGATGCCACAAAAATAGTGTCATAGATTTTGTATGTGTTTAACATGCCCTGATTTCCTATTCTTAGTTGTAACCCTTGGCGGCTACGTAAGTATTTCTAGCACGTCACACAGGAGTCACACAAGCACTTTGAGAAATTAGGCGTGTCATGACTTGTGGCCAGATGATCTTTTATCACTAGATGTAGTGTGTCTACCTTGTGAATCAAGTCTGGTAAGGATTTTCCGCCATTTGCATAGGGTTGAATGGCATAAGTCATTTTCTCTATGTAGGCCTTAATCGGTATAACGATTGCATAACGTACAATCATGCCTAATAAGGTCAATACGGCTATTAAAGCGCCAGCAATTTGGCCAACATTTACAATGGCATCCATGTCATTCAGGCTTTGTCCCAGCATTTATTGCTGCATCTATTTCCGCTTGATCTAATTTGCCGTCATTCATAAGGCCTTTGGCCGTTGCCCGTAATACAAATACCAATGGCACAATAGCGGCCATTACAGCTGCTTTGAGTGGCTCTATGCCAAGCACTGTGGAAAGGCCAAGGGTGCTTAGACCTGTGTACAGGGCTAATGACAAGGCTCTAATAATAAGTAATCTCATGCCTTTAATAAATCCTTTGGGTCTTTGGCCTTGCCACTTGACCATCGGATGTTATCGCGCAGCTCTAAGTGCAGGTGTGGGCCACTTGAGTTTCCTGAATTGCCAGACTCGCCCACTATCTGGCCTTTCTTTACAACCATGCCGGGCTTTACTCTGACCTTGTTTAAGTGTGCGTAAATGACATAGCCACCGGGAGCGGTGCAAATAACTTGATTGCCGTATGCCTTGCCCCAGTTAGCGTTTACCACTGTGCCATCAGCTACTGAAAGTACAGGTGTGCCTATGGGTACTGCAAAGTCCACGCCTGTGTGTGCGCCTGTTGACCACTTAGAGCCAGCCTTGCCATAAGGTGTGCTGATCTTGCCATTCTTAATTGGTAATGCCATCAAAAATTATTTCCTCTGGATCATCTCGCAAATCTGTCGCAATTAAAGTTTCTTTGCATCCACCACATTGTGCTAATTCTGGGTTGCCAAGAAAGTTAAACTCAACGTCTTTGCTTACGCAATCGTCTTGGATACATTTTAAAGTTACCATGTTAATTTGCCTCATAAGTTGCGTTGATAATCAATTGATTAGTATTAGCCCAAGTAAATGGAACCGTTGCGCTACTATCGACTAGGTTTATGTAAGTACCAGCTGAACCCCAAATAAATAATCGTACATTTGTTGTGTCAATTAAGTTAAGACTGCCACCATTGCTTGTTGCCCCAAGGTAAGTAGCATGGCCAATGTGTTGCAAAAATCCGTATGTACTGCTGATTGTTACTGGCATTGCAATGTTTACCGATGTGCCAACTGATGAGGTTGTGCCAAGAATAAAGCGACCTCTTACATGTACAGTTTTGCCAATTTGCATGTAATAAAAACTTGAAGTGCCATTACCTACCGTAAGATTTTGAAATGCCGGTGTGTACGCAGTCCATGCTTTCCAAGTGTTTGCAGCTGTGGTGTCTATTGCACTTCCAAGAGTTCTGATGGCAGATGCGCCATCTTTCACATACGCTGTATTATCTGGGGTACTCCACCCATAATTTGTTGTAGTTGCCATTCTATAAATCCTGCCATGCTTGTGTACTTGGAGTATAACCTGCCCAAGTTGTGGTTGGTGGTATTTGATCCCAGATAATACTCAAATAAGTTTCAGAGTATGCCGAGCAGGTCAGGGCAAGTTCAGCGGTGTATCTGGTCAAGTTCCATGTGTAGCCCTCTACAAAGCCGTCAAAGATCGTTCCAAAGACTGTTGGTAGTGCGCTTGTGTTGATTCTTAGCCCGTTGTAAACGGCTACTAGGGCATCCCTAGTGGCATCTGTAACGGTTGGACTGTGTAAAGGTATTGTTATTGTTTCTGGGTACATTCTTGGGTATGCACGAGATTCTAAAAAGTCGTTGGCTTGTGCCAATGCGTCAGCTGCATTATGTAGTTGAGTTGTGCGAGTTCCAGACAACTGGCCGTATTGAATAATTGAATTTTCATCACGCGCATTCTCTGTGCCTGCCCGGTATGTCACATTTACATCATTGACGATTTCGCCCCATTGGGCTTGAGTGCGAAGCCCTTGGGCAAGAATGTCGTCAGCTGTAAGAGTTAATGGGCTTGCGCTGGATCGGCTGGCATAATCGTCATAGTGCAGATCTCCATCCCCACCCTCCCAAAGCACACCGCGACCAGAATTGGCTGCATTGATGGCAAGAGTATAAGCATCAGCCTCGCCATCGGAGTAAGCCATCAATTCATAAACACCCGGCACATCCACATTGGCAGTTAAATTATCAACTAAGGCCACATTAGTTGCATCATAACTAGCCCAAGTTGTTTCGGTAGGCAAACCATCCCAAGTAATAGTTGCCCCAACATCAGACCACGATTGTAAAAAGGCCTCACTAAGAATGTTAAGGATACGTGTTCCGTCAAACTCTTTAGCATAGTTGCTACCGCCGACCAAGTGACGGTTGAGCTGCGACAAAGGGCCAACGGCTGTAATGGTGTAAATGGCTATTGAGCCATCTGATCCATAAGCCTGCAGGCTAATATCAATATCAGAAATAATGCCAGCAAAAATCTCTTGCGTTCCAGTTGTTCCCTTGTCTATCGAAATTGACACGGATTGACTTAAGGCTACGTTCAACGGGTCGCTGGCATCAGTCCAAAGACTGATTGAGGCAAAGCCCGGTTGAGGCTGGGTAGTGACATCATTACGGCCAGATCGGATTGAGATAGATGAGATGGTCTGGTCAGCGTAGGTTGTAGCCCCTGCAAAGGTCACAGTCGGGTACGGGTCGTAGGTGGTCACAATGTAGCCCCGACTAGATTTACTGCCCCTGTGCGCCTTGAGGAGTCTTGTAATAGGCGTTCAATACTACGGCGGGCAGACTCGCCATCAATAACACCATTCATAATTATGGTCACGCCTTGGCCAGCCCCGTTGTCTGGGCGAATCGATCCCGAGCCACTTGGAACAAATAACTCTGGGCCAAATTCTCCAACAACATAAGGTTGACCAGCATTTACAGGTCCACCAGCTGCTCGCTTAGTGTAGCCAAGAGCCTTGCCCAAATCAGTATCAGCAAACTTTAATCCACCGTCACCAATTTCAATAAAATCAAGAACTGCGCCACCAATCTTTTTTACCTTGGCGTAAGCATTGGCAACTGCGTTAATAGCGCCAGCAACATTGTTAAGGGCATTTGCAAAACTTTGAGCATTATCGGTAGCACCGTCTGCGTTTGATCCATTCAAAGCTTTAAAAACATTACTGAATGAAGTTGCTACATTTTTTAAGGCCAAACCTAAGTTGTAAGCGCCACCGCCTTGGCCGTCGTATGTTCCTGCTAATTCTCTTGCTCGGCTACTTAAACCTTGTGCATCCTCGCCACTAAACGCTTTGGCAGCCATGTTGACCTGCTCAAGTAGTGTTTTCATAACTGGCAGTAAGGACACACCAATAGATTCTTTCATTTCGCCAAATCGCTCGGTAACAATGGCTAATTGACCTGCATAAGTTTCTGTATTTTTCTTGGCTGTTCCACCAAATAACTTTGTTAATTCCTCTTGTACTAAATTAAAATCTTTTGATTTTTTAATGTTGTCATCAAGTGGGATTCCTAATTTAGTAAGCGATCCAAAATTGCCGTCGTAAGCCTTACCAAGGGTTAGAGATACCGTTTCTAAGTCTTTGCCTGTAGCTGCAGAAATGTCTAATGCAAGGTTTGTCAGCTCTTGGGCTTTGCCAAGATCACCAGTAGCTCTGGCAAGATTAGCAATTGCCGGGCGTAACTTTGTGTCTGCTACACCAAAGGCCAATTGTTGTGTAGTAACAAAATTTTCCATGCTTTGTATTTGCTCATCTGTCGCCTTGGTCGTATTTTGTAAAGCTTTTGCCAATAGCAATTGAGATTGTTCATCCTCGACGGCTGCCTTGACTCCATCTACACCTAACTTAATTGCATAAGCGCCAGCGGCTACACCAGCAACTGCAAAGGCCTTGGCCATTGTCTTGCCGTAACCGCCAATTTTCTTGCTAAACGATTTAGTGTCATTGTCAGCGGTATTCAGGCTACGGCTAAATTGGTCTACATCTGCAAGTAGGTTTAGTTTTAAAGTTCTTACATCAGCCATTGTTGTCATCCCACTTTTCTGTGACTCTGCGTGTTACCGCATCTTTCCATCGGCGTGTAAGTTCGGGTTGTATTTGCTTAAGCACCTTAAAGATTCCATAACCCTCATTGCCACGCCCACTAGCTGGAGAACGATCCGGGAAACGTCTGCCACCATTTTGAAAGGGTGCTGGCCCACCAAATTCAGATCCAAACAAAACCTGTCCGGATACCGCACCACCACTGAATCGGCCTTTACTGCCACCAATAGTTACGTTAGGTAACCGATCCTTGTTTGCCCTAATTGTCGCAGCCACCTTTTGGGCTTGGGCTGGTAACGGATTCATCGTGTAACTGCTTTGTAATTCAGTTGCTGACCACGCACTAATGGAAGTTACATCATCTTTAAGTGCACGTTTTGCACCCTCGTCCATTTCCCTAAATGCTTTGTACAAGTTTTTTAAGTCCCGGGAGTCAGGTGTGATTTTGACTGTTGTTCTTTCAGCCATGTCCATTCCTTTCCCTTATCAGCGTTATTGCTGTGCTTAAGTCTGCGAGCGACCAGTCCATCAAATCACTTAAAGGGATGCCAGTCGTAACTGCGATTCTGACCAACGAATCCCTTAGTTCTCTTTTGGGCTTTCCTCGACCACCTCAAAGTGTTCAAACTCATTGGTGACCCATGCTTGCTGACTAGGTAACTTTGTATGCCCTGCCGCTTTAGCGGCTTTGTAAAGCATGCAAGTAATTACATCTAATGAACCTTGGCTCATCTTTTCAGCTGCTTGACTGACTGTGTATCCGAGTTCACGTTCAATCTCGATCCACAGCCAAGCCGAGTCATCGCTCACTATGTAGTTATTGCCCTGTTTTGTTGTAACTGTGTATTGCATAATAGTTGCCCTGTTCTGCTAGTTAGGCTCTTGCGACTGTTCCATCCTCAACAACAAAGCTGAGGCTGGTTGTTAGTACGTCTGTGGCAGCGCCACCGACTGTTGGGAATACTGGAAACACGTTGCCAGTGAATGTGTCACCGTTTACATCAAATGAGAATGCAAGCGATGTATCTGGTGCGCTGTTCGCTGCATCCCAAAGTGCCGAGATAATACCTGCACTTGAAGTATCGTCTAGGTATAGTTCCACATTGAGTGTGGCGGTCTTATCAACGGTCTTGTAAGCGCGACCCGATAAAACTTCAAGTACCTGCTGGTTGTTTTCGCGCTCTAGTGTAACTGTTGATGCTTGATCAGCGTACGACACCGAGTTGATCGATAAGGTGAGGTTACGCCCAGTTATGTAAGTTGCTGGCATAATTTTTTTCTCGCTTTCTTAATTGGTTGTTACCATCTCGATGTTGATCTGGCTGATAAGCATGTCGGCGTTTCCGATTTGCTGGACTGTGGGTTGTGACCATCCACCCAAAAACGAGATGTTGTTGGCTAGTAGGTCGGTGACACTAAAAATTAAAGTTTCCAAGTTGGCTAAGGCAGCTCGGTTGTCAGCTGCATTAACAATTACTGTGATGTCAAAGCGCACATTACAACGAGCGCCACCAATGGCACTAACGGTTATATAAGGCGATCCCGGCACAAGCACAATTGCTGGCGGGGTGATGTTTTCATTTGGGTATGCGTAAACTACTCGCCCGGCAGCTGCAAGAGTTGCGGCGAGTGCATCACGGTAAGTCGCTAGATTAGCCAATGTAGCCTCTGGTATCTAGGTGCTTACCTAGTAATCCAGATACTCGGGTAAGCATTGAGCGACCTAAACGGTAAGGCGCTGGAGATTGGAAATCCACACCTTGCTGGCCAAGTGTGCCAGTACGTGTAATCCAGATGTCACAGGCAACGGCCATAGCAGCTTCTCTGACTTCTGGCGTGGTGTCATACAGAGTGGCTTGGCTGGTTAATACTGCTCTCCCATTAGGTATGACATAGCGCTTGGTTATGTTTGCGTTTGTAATGGCAGCCTCAAAGAATGTAACGCCATCCTCTTTGCCTACGGTTGTTACAGTGCGCGATCCGTCAAAGGGTGCGCCACACTTGCTAACCGTTAATGCTTGACCAACTACAAAAGTGTTGTCATAGCAATAAAAGCGAGCCACATTACTTGTAAGTGATACGCCCTTAATAGATACATCATCAAAAGTTAAATAGGAAAGGATTATGTTTTCGGCGCTATCGGCAACGGCTTGCACGATTGCATCAGCATATATGTCACCAATACCAAGTACGGCTTTTAACTCGCTTAGTGTAATTAGTGCCATGTCTCAATCCAATTCTTGTGAGTGTGTGGGGGACACAGGGCCGCATCCCCCACACTTCTAACTAACTCTGACTTAGGTCAGGTTAAAGCGACGTACTCCACCAGCTGTAACAACCTTGACGGCTAGGTAGCCATAAAGCATTGTTTCAATTTCGCCAGTTGTAACTACGTTTGTCGAAAGCTGCAATACTGGGCTTTCGTAAATGGCAACAGATGATGGAACAACAATGAATGCTGATTCATCAATGGATGTTGAAACAGCCTTGTTGGATACGTAAAGGTCTAGGCCCATTACGTTTCCGCGTAGTGACTGTGTACCAACATCGCCAGCTGCGTTCATTGGCTGTGATGCGCTGAAAATTGGTCGCTTGGATGAATCCTGTGCGCCAATTAGCAAACCCCATTGGGATGTGCCAGCAATGTAACGTGTAGCCAATTCGCCAGTTGCAAGGTAAGCAGCTGGAGTTTCGGTCTTAACAAACGAAACAATGCCATCTACATCTGCGGCGGTTGCAGTTGCCGCTGTTCCACCTGATGTTAATTCTGCAATTACTGCAGCTTCTGTTGCTTGAGCGTAAACACGGCGCATGTTATCCAACATGGCTGCGTAGAAGCTTGGGTCAGCGCGGTCAAATAGTTCTACGCTGTACCGTTGAAGTCCCTTGTAGGCTTTTACGGTTGCATCAACATAAGAGCTGACAATACCTGTTTCAGATGGTCCAGCACCTTCGGCAGTTTCTGCAACTGATCCTGATGTGGTGATCTTTGGAATGGATACGGTCATACCTGCATTAGGTAGTGAACGTGTACCGATTGCATCAATCGCGCCACGAGCGCCGATCTGGTTGTCTACTACCTGTGATACATACTGAATTGGCTTGAATGCCGGGTTGGTTGTGAAACTGTCATCAGCAGCTGTTAGATGCTTTGCATCCTCTGCCTTTGCGTGTGCAATCCATTCTGCACTTTCATGGTTTCCGCGTTGAGCCTTGATTGAATGCTCTAGGAAATGTGCTTGAGTCTTGATTGGTGAACGTGGCTTTGTGTAAGCCACTGGTGCGGCAGCGTGAACAACCGCGGCTGCGGTCACTTCATCTGCCACTGGTGCGGTTGTTTCTTCCACTGTTATCTCCTGTGGTTGTTCCTCGGCAGGGATTTCTGCTTCGGTGGTTTCTGGGGTTTCTTCGGTAGCTGCGACCTGAGAAATCTGTGCATCCTTAAATGCTGGGTTAGTTACATGTGCAACGGCTTCAAGCTTGGCGGATGATACGACCATCACGCCTTTCTCAATTACGTATTCGCCCACATTGGCTTCAATGCTAAATGCCGGGCGTAATCCCTCCGATGCTTCAACTAAAGCATCATTACCTGCGCCAGTAGGCGCAATCTTAAAGGCCATTGAAATGCCGGCAGGTGTAACTTCCTCACTGCCAGCAATACCGCGACCTAATGGGCGTGTGCGGTCATGTTCCATGTTTAAGACAATTTGGCTGGCGTCAATGTCACCAAAAGCGCCAAACTCAAAACGCACTGGCCCAGCAGAAGTGTTGCCAACTTTAGCAAAAGGTACTACTAAGCCTTTAATTGTTCGTGTTTCCACACTTGCGGCCAATACTTGGCCCTCAAAATTAAGTTGCATTTGCTTCATTTCCTCTCGGTGCTAATTCCATTTCCTCACGCGCTTCCTCTACATCGATGATTCCAGCTGCAAGCATTCTTTCCAATACTTCGATTTGTTCTAGTGGGTTTCCGCGTAGGTAATCATCTAGATCAAACTTCACAACGCTTCCGCGTGGTGTTAGATCATTCATGCTTAAACGCTCTGAAATACAGGCCATGTAAGGTTTAAGACTAAAGTCCACAAGGCTACGGCGCTCCTGGCTTACGTTTGAGTAAGTTGCGCTGGCACTTTCGGCGTTTATGTACCATGCCGGGATGTTGCATAGTCGGGCAATTTCCGCAGCTGTGTTTAAGCGAGATTCAGAAAGTTGCATCTGCCCGGCATCATAGCCAAATGTAGTTACATCTAAAGGCCCTGACAAATAAGCGGTGGATCGTTGCTGTCTAGCTAGTTTCCATTGAGCCAATAAACTTGACACTTGCTCTGGCGGTAAATCTACGCCAGTGTTCTTTATAACCATTGTTGGGTTAGGTTCGGCAGCCATTCGGCTCACTGCCATTTCAAGTTCTAATGCAGTTCTAATTGTTCGTCCACCACGATTTAACAAGCCCTCATCTAAGCCACTAAACATGATTAGCGATCCAACACCATAGGCAGGACACAAATTACCGTCTAAATAAAAACCATTTAGGATCTCGTCAGTTTGTAAGTCAGTTGTAAATGTTACTCTTGTTGGATCTATACGACGACATGCAATAGGTCGACCATCCTCTGGACTAACTTCCAAAACAAGCCAAAACGCATGTCCCTTGAAGAGGATGTCCTCAATGGTCCAACACATCGTAATAAAACGTGGCAAGGCTGGATCGGGTTGCTTTAAGAGTGGTCGGCCCTCAATTTTTGCGCCAGTAATTTCATTGTAAGAATGTAAACCCAGTTCGCCAATAGTTCCACAGATGATGTTTCGCGCCCGGGCGACAGCTGGCACTTGCATAGCATCGCCTCGGTTAATGCCAAAGGCTTGGAATGGGCTAAAATTATCTTGGTAGTAAGGTATGGCCAGATTTGCCTTGGCTTGCACATCTGGTTTCTCGGTGGTTGTACCCAGCAAAAAATCTATAAATCCCATTTTGTCATTACACCATAGGCAAATGACATCCGTGTAATTTGTCAGGCTTTGTCACGTTGTTGCGCGTGTTGTCACCTATGCGCTGACTATGCTCACACTTTGTTGTGGTTCGGTGGCGTGACCCACTGCCATAACCAAAGCGATTGCAGCTGTGATCGGCACTTGCGCGGCTCGTCTAGCAATGCGCCATCCGCCATCTGATGCCGGGCGGCGAGCGCAACTGACCAGGTGGCTGTGCATAGTTTCCTGGGCAGGATGTAGCAGCTGGCGAGATTGCATCGCGTTCATTGCCTGGTCACACATGATCGAAAATCCTGCCGAGTTCCAAGGCGTTGCCGCTGTCGGGATTCCAGCCTGGGCAAGTCTTGGCGCAATGTAGCCAGCAGTGTTTGGATCATAGGCCAACACCCTTGGGCGATAGCGCCGAGTCAATGCGGCTATTTCCCCAGCTAGTTCCAAGTCGTTGATGCCGCCCTCTTTTTTCCATTCGTGCAGGAATACGCCATAGCCGTTTTCTCGCTGTTGCAAAGTAACCAGGCAAGCCAACTCCCGATTGAAATTAAGATCCATTGCCATCCAAGTGGGCAACCCATCCTCAAGCATGATGTCGGCTTCGCATTCGTTCCATACCTGCATTGGCCAAGGCGAGTCGATAGCATCCACCCACATACAAAGGGTTTCAGTTTTGAACGCATCTGGGCTGTCAAAGGTTGCCGCATCCTTGATGTTTTGTTCGTTGATTGTGTAGCCCATTGCAGGGTTGGCCATTTTCCAGGCTTCGATGTCGTCAACCGATGAACCTGCTGGGGCGCTGTATTCGTAGTAACCCATCCGATCACTGGCAAAGGTCAGGGCGCGGCGGCGTTGTTCGTTAAGCACATTGGATGTCAGATCGCCAGCATTCGATGTCCAAAACACTTGGGCATTGGGTCTGGCTCGGGTAATCGGGGTAACGGCTGCCCAAGTTGCCTCGTCAATTTCTCGCAGCTCATCCACATAAAGTAAGTCGGCGGTGCTACCGCGTGGCCCCTCGGATGTCGCGGCTCGGATCGAATACTTGCGAATACGCTCACACTTTTGCCCACAGGCTTTTGGGTAGTGATGGCAGTAAACCTCTAACTCCTCTTGGCCGTTAGTTCGGGAAACTCGCTTAATCCGCTTACGCATCCAATCCAAAGACTCGGCCATGTCAACTGTTTGCTTAAAAGTGTCCAGCGATAGTTGCCTAGTCTGGGACATGGCGATGGCATTCTTTTCACCAAAGACATACAGGCCAGCCAAGATCCGCATCCGCATCATGTGGGTTTTGCCATTCTGCCGGGCGACCAAAACTCCTACACTGGATCGCGCCCACTTGCCGTTGGGCAAGATCTTTAGGGCATCATCCATGACGTGTTGTTGCCAAGGTAAAAGCGGTACGCCTAATTCGTCAGCTAGTGCCGATACCACTGGCCCTGCGCTGGGCAGGTTTAGGCTTGGGCTTTCGATCCTTGGCTTCGATAAGCCGTAGATAGTTTCCGACATGATTAGTCCCGTCATTTTCCTCGCCCTGTTTTCCTAGTGTTCGTGTTTCGACTGTGAGATGCAACTGCTGTAAGACTTGTAAATACTTTGCCGCCAAAGGCGTGGCCTCTTTGAGATCGCCCATGTCAAAAGCCGTATCTAATGCCAAAGCGATCCGCCGGGCGAGAGTCATGGCCGCCACATC